TGCGTGTTGATATAGATCATAAAAATTATTATTCATTCCTGCAGGAGTTCCAATAAAGACGCAGTATCCTTTCCTGTCTGATAGTGCCGGTCTAATGATTTCTGGAAATAATTTTTCGGAAACATTTGCGTACTCATCGATGACACACCCATCTAGGTAGATACCTCTAAGACCATCTGAGTTCTCTGAGCCTAGCAAAGTAATTCTGCTGCCATTTGGAAGATCTACTCTTAGCTCAGTTTCATTAAACTTTGTGTAAGGAATCTTCGCAGTGAACTGCTTTACATAATCCCATGCTATTGCTTTTGCCTGTTTAAAGGTTGGTGCAATGTAGGCAAATCTAGGATTCTTTGCTTTAGTCAATAATGCAGAACGTATTAGGTGGTTGATCATACATACTGTCTTGCCAAACCTTCGGTGGCAGACCAGCACACTCCATCTGTATCTTGATATTTGCTGGTGTAGATAGGCTTGATGTTTTCTTGGGGTGTAAGGTATTTTTATATCCATTCTAATGTAGCATCTTAGATCTTTCGATACTAGATATTGGATGATAATCTATACCTAGTGTGGTCATAATGTATTCGCTAAATAACTCCGCAGATTGTTTATTAGGGATACCAAAGAATTTAATTACAACATTGTTGGTTTTATCATCAATATAACAAACACAATCAAAATCTTCTGCATAATAAACACTCATATACTACATCTAGTTTATCTGGGTACAAAAGCAAGGTGTCTGTGTGTGTGTTGATAAATCCCATGTATATAGAGATAGTGTTGGCAGGGGTAAATCTGGTGCATAGGGGTAGTTTAGAATAATAATAATGTGCAATTACTAGACAAAAAACCTTTATAAAATTACTAGTGATAATTAAACAGTTATTAATAGTAATAATTTTTTGTTTCCGATTGTCTTAATGCGAGAACTGAAAAAAAAACTTTCAATATTAGGATACCAACATTTCAAACTTTAATTGGTCCACAACAAACCCCATTAAAACTGAGCTGTATTTACTTTAGAATTATTCTAAACTAACTGCGACATATTTGACCATATAAAGATCTAATTAATTTTAGTAATGATTTAAAAAAATGAAAGGAATAAAAAAAAATGGAAAAATATATATCAAGTTATATTTCTAGCAATTTAGGAATATCTTCAAATCTAGCAGAAAAAATAGTTTTATTAGATTTAAATTTTATAGATTTTAATAAAATTCAACCAAATGATTTATTAGAAATTGCTAAAATTTATGCAAATAAAAGAAAGGGGAAATAATGAGTAAACTTTATTATATTAAATGTGATGATTTTATTTGCGATGTAACAAATAGATTTGACCACGCTCAAGATCTTTTAAAAGAGTATCAAAAAGACGACCCTACAAGTAATTATAAAATTCAATACTCTCAAGGGTCAACAGAAATTGTAAAAACTGAATTCAACAAAGAAAGGTTAAAAGAGTTTTTAAAATGAAAAATTTTTTATTAGCGTCAATATTTATTTTATTTACGTCAATTTCATTGAGTTTAATATTTTTATATTGTCTTCATTTATGGTCTATTTAATGCGACAATTTGTCAATATAAACATAATTAATAATAACTAAGATAATTAAAAACAAAAAAAGGAAAAAATAAAATGATACATATATCAAAAATGACGGGTAAACTTGAGGGTTTTCAAGCTATATCTACAAATACAGTTACAAACGGCTATTGTAACAAACAATATAAAAAACAAGATCCAAATAATATTTGCTCTTTCTGTTACTCAAATGAAATGTTGAGAACTTATAGAAAGTCAGTTGCAACGGCATTACAAAGAAATAGTGACTTGCTAACATCAAAAGTATTACACCCGGATGCATTGCCTATTATCAACAATGCATTTTTTAGGTTCAATGCTCATGGTGAATTAGATCTAGATAAAACCAAAGCAACAATCAATCTTGAAAATTATGTAAATATTGCAATCAAGAACCCGCATTGCACTTTCTCTTTATGGTCCAAAAGGTTCGATATAATCAAGCCGTTTTTTGATAAACATGAAAAACCAAAAAATTTAATTTTGATTTATTCAACACCATTAACAAACCATATATTAAAAAAGATACCGCAATATTTTGATAAGACTTTTAATACTGTTAAGGGTGATTTGCACAAAGAACAACAGAATTGCACCGGTCAAAAATGCAAAGATTGTTTATTGTGCTACAAAAAAGACACTACCAATATCATAGTTGAAAAAGTTAAAACATACGGAAAAAAGAAATTAGAAGCCAAAATGAAAGGGGGTGAATAATGACATTAAACGAAATAGTAAAAATACAAAGCGTGATTGATAATAGAGCAATTGCAACAGACACTTTAAACACTTTGAAAAATAAATTTTATTATTCAAAGTCTAAAGGGGTCAATATTGCTATTGGTGATATGCATATAGATCATTTTTTGAGAGCGTTTAAAATAGATGATCATCAAAAAAAATCTATTCAAGATGAAACGCAAGAAATAATTCAACAACAAAAAAAGACACTTAAAAAAATAAAGAGGTTATTAAATGAACAATAAAGATTGGAAACAAAAAAGAATAGATGAAATTAATTTAGAAATTTCTAAAAAAAAAGATTATCATTCTAAAAAATACACAAGCGAATATTATGTTGACGAATATGCAGATATTTTAAATTCAAATGCAGAAAATTTTGAACAATTTAAAAAAGAAAGGGGGGAAATTTGACAGATATTAATTTTTATTTTTCAGTGAGTATATTATTTTTAATTATAGTTTTAATTATAACAATCTAACAGAGGGGAAAAAATGATTTATAAACCTTATAAAAAAAAAGATAAAACGGAAAAAGATTGTCCAAAATGTTCATCAAAATTATATAATGAGATAATTAAAGAAATTGATTACCCTTATATATGTTTAAATTGTGATGAAAATTTTTATAATTTTGAAATAAAGGAGTCAAAAAAATGAATGATCAATTTGAAAGAAATCAAGTTATACAAGCGATAAGAAACGCATCAAGTATAAAACCAAAAAAAATAAAAGAGGCGTGTGT